CTCGGCATCTCCACCTTTCGGGTGGTTGAGTAGAGGTCCCAAGATGTAATCTTGTAGAACGTGCAAGATGCTAGGCATACTACTTAGTAGTACTCCGACCCATCGCGTCCTCCCAATACGTCCATATCACTATAAGACTGAGAAATTGCTTTCTCAAGCCTTTTAAGCGATTGAGCGTAGTTCTTAACTGATTTTCGATCATACCAATTAATGGAATTACCATTAATAGTAGGATCTAATCGGAAGAGATAGACTATATCGGACCAGGTACCGGAACGACCCTTCATCAGGTCTTTTCGGTAAGTCTCCTGCTCCTCCTTCGTAAGCACAAAGGAGTATGCATAGAGCCAGAACCCAGGCGCCAATAAGGAAGTCCAGATCTCTATCAGTCTGTTGGGCCATAGAGTTTGTGCCGAGATCTTCCACCAATTACGGTAGAACACCTCTTCATTAGCAGAAACTTTATGGACGGCCTTACGGATATCTTCTATAAGGAGTTGTAAAATTCCATTATAGTAAGAATATCTTATAAGGTGAGGATCTCGCATATTCAAACTAGTAGAACACCAAGTCAACATTCTCATGTCCACTTGGCTTCTAGATTGAAGAGATCCACTAACACCGAAGGCAGCCCAAATACCTAATTCGGCTCTTGACCTAACGAAGTTAGGAAGAGATCGAATTAATGATAGAACAGTACTAGGAATAGTTGCGTAACCTTTGTTAAAGGCCTCAGTCAACATAGCACCAATGGTTATTGGTTTCCTCATACAGGCCAGGATTAAACCTGGACCTATAGGGGAAAAGTCAATACCTTCAGATGTCTTCCATCTCTTAGCAAATTCAACCATATCATCAGATATGACTGACTTGCCAAGGTTAATAGAAAGACCTAGAAGTTCCATAAGGCGAAGGTACTCAGAAGCTACACCGTCATGATTAATAACGATGTCGTCTCCGAGTACTGCGTAGTTGGAGAAGCTATCAACACCTACCCGTTGAGCAGCAACCTGAACTATCACATGATGTGTTAGAGCAAGCATTGCCCAAGACGAATAAGCCCCCATTGGTTGACCAACCGAATAACTAATGTAATTCGATCGATAGAACCAAGGGAAAGAAA